TACCGACGTTGCCTGTAGGCTGTAACAACACGTTTCCGCTTAACGCTTGTAAAGTTAATGTTCTTTGCGCAATAACATCTGAGTTAGTTCCACTTCCTCCAACTAACCTCAAATACTGGTCGCCATCTGTTTTTGCTAGATTTATAGTTGCATCAGTGTCTGCTATGTGTAAGTTATAGCCTGGAGCTGTTGTTCCGATGCCTAATCTATTATTTGGCTCATCTATGTAAACTGTATCTGATACTATTGTATTTCCATCACCTACCCATATTCTACCCTCAGGCAGATTAGGTACGTCGTTTGTACGCATAATAGATGAAACAGTAATAGACCCAGCGTTTCCACCAGATACTTTACCAACAAGTCCCATATTTTGAATGCCATTACCTTCGCCTGTTGGTTTGGTTAATGTCAATCCTCCACCTGATTTTACGAATACTTTATCCCCTGTTGTAGGTACAACTCCATCAATAGGAGATGTTGTAAAATTTGTAAGTTCTCCAGTTATTACTACATTACCAAATCCGTTGTTGTTTAGGTCTGTTTGTAGTACTCCAATAGCTGGAAGTTTATTTGCTGATATTAGTGCATCTGCAGGTGCTATTTCGATAGTTGCAGTTGCTCCTACGTTTCCTGTCTGGTATACTGGAGTTCCTTTTGGTATGGTTGCTCCAGAAGTATTCTTACAAGCGATAACAACAAGTGTTGCTGCTTCAGCTACTATCGTACTAGGGTCTATCCAAGAAGTACCTGTTGCTGTAGAGGCTAGTACTTGGTTGACAGTACCTGGGGTGTTACCTGAATCGTAATAAGCTCCTGTAACTCTTGCGTTACCGTCTACATGGAGTTTCTGACTTGGACTAGTAGTCCCGATACCTACGTTTCCGCCCGCGTAATCGATACCTACTAAGTTGCTACTCCAATGGCTAGCAGGTAAGTCTCCACTAGTTAAGTAAGCGCTAGAATCTACTGAGCCATCAGCTTTTAAAAATTGTGTAGATAACCCGCTTGTTTTGACAAAAGAGGCCGCTTCTAAATCAGAGCTAACGTCTACTTTTATGGTAGATACACTTATAGGCGTGCTATTGCCTAGACCATCTGTAATAGCCTTAGGGCTACTGGTTAGCGCTGCGTTGTCGTCTAGTTTTAGGACCGCGTCGTATGTGTCCTTTATTCTCTCTCCTGTAAGTGTAGCCATAGGTTATATATTCCAGCCGCCGAAAATTACCTCTCTTTGTGCGTTTAATTGGTCTTTAGTGTTTAATAAATACTCAGGAAAATTGCTAGGATAGTTACACAAATGTGATACCATTCTGGACGCATAATGCTGGGCTGTATCTCTAGTTTTTTCTATCATTAATTCTAGGTCCGCGCGGCTTAAAGTTTCAGCGCTCTCGCTAGTGTGTTTAAATACACCTTTGTTATTAATGCTAAATTGACTAAATGGTAAGAACTCTAATAGTGAGAATTGGCTAAGTGACGGTTTAATGTGCTTAGTCATCAGCTCCAAATAAGCGCCAGTAAGCGTGTCGTTTAAAACATCAGCCTGTAGCTTTTCGTATAGGTTAGAACCTAGTAGCTCATGTATGTGAATATCCTGGGCTATTTCTACGTATTGTACCACTCTATCAAAATCTAGGTTTCCAGATATAGGGGTGTGCCTTACTAAGTCTTCGCGGCTTATAAATAATGCTTTCATAGTTTATCTTCTTTTTTTACTTTTATTTGATGGCCTCCAGCTAGGATGGTGTCCTTTATCTGCTCTATCTATCTGAGCCTCAGCTACTCGTCTATCGTTTTTAAATCTACCTGATTTCGGGTTAAAGTGATATTTTCTAGCTTGTGCTATTGTACTCTTTTTTACTCCATTAAATGCACCACCTCCCCAGGGTGTACCGTCGTTCTTTTTGCGCTTTATATATATACGTCTTTCAAACTTATGGTAACAGTTGACCCCGCCTTTATGTAACCAAATACTATAGGCTTGTCCCTTGTGGCCCAGGGTTCTATTTAGGCCCTGTGATTTCATTTTTATGATATCTTCTTTTCTGTAAAGCTTATTCGCGCCCTCCATAGCCATGCAAAATGGACGCCCTTTTTTAGCTACACTTGACCCGTGTTTTTTAGAGCCCTGTACGTATGCGTAACGGACCTTTACAAATTTATTATCCTGCAAGCTCTTAGCGTTTCTATTAGCTGACCCAGTACTAGATAGGGCTACATTTAAACTAGCATTTAACATGCCTTCAAAATCTTCGTCTTCAGTTTCGCCTTCGTCTATCCTGGCATCTATACAAACCCAGTCATTATCTTCGTCTTCGCCTACACCTAAAAGGTATACCAGGGCCTCGGCCTTTTGTTCGTCAAAGCTACACATTAATCTCTAGTCTTTAAGTATGCACTCATTGCTATCTCTATAGCACTGCTTAGGTTCTGGTCTACTGCATTATCTTCTTTGTCCTTATCGTTTACCTTATCCACTTTTTTATCGTCGCTTACATCGTCTGTATCGTCTTCGTCTACTTCCTGGTCTTCGCTTGTGAACTCAATAGGCTGTGAAGTGATAAAAATTAGCTCTGGTACTTCACCGTTAAGCTCTAGGATTTCCTCTAAGGAGTCTAATATCTCATCCTGAAAATTACGTATAACTGTAGAGTTAAATAACTGAGAGGCTACCATAATCTCATCTGAGTTAGAAGCTAATCCGTTACCGCCGTCTTTAATTCCTAAAAGCATTGGGCTAGTTACTCTGTGGCCTACTAAAATCTTATGCATGGCTTCATTTGCTAGGTACTCATAATGTGAAGGTGCATCATTTAAAGAAATATCTTCTACAGTAGCCTGGCTGTCTTTGTCATCATTAAAAGCTACAATCACCTTTTGCCCTCTAGAGCCAGTAAGTTTGTTTTTAACGTCTCTGGTAATTTCGTCTCTCTGACCCTTAGACGGTACACCGTTGTTAAAGTTAACCACCTTTGTACCACTAAAAGAATTTTTAGCATCATTAAGTAAATAGTCTGAGATTTCATTTTCTAGCTCACAATATGGTAAGGCTCCTGAATATCCTACAGGGCTAAAATATGAGTAACCTGAAACATAAGGCTTCAAAATAAATAATTCTACTAACTCCTTAGAGTTTCCAAACGTAGGTATTTTTTTTAGTACATCCGATTGTCTTTTGTTTAACCAGTCTGGATGGTAGTAGTAATGTCTTATAACACCCTCAGCGTCCATTTTAGAAGGTCTAAGCGTGTGTATAGGAAAATGCTTAATACCTACTACCTTTCGGTCATTACCAGTCTTAGAATAGATTACCTGCATAGCAGCCATCCCTAGCATCTTACGCTCTAGAATAATCTTTTTAAGGTCTCTATGGTTTATAAGTTTTCTTAGCTCTTTTACCTTTGGGTTATCTATCTCTAAGTCTTCAATACAAATGCCCTGGCCGTATATTAAATCTGAGATACTTTTTATAGCTGCGTTATTAGTTGCAGATTGCAGGTATTGCTGGATTAAAAAACTAAAGTAGTTATTGTCTTCGCCGTAAGCTACGTAGTCGTTAAACTTATCCTCTATAGCCTTTGGTATTTCGTAAGCGCTTAAATTAGTTATACTGTAATTCATTAGTCTAGTATTGTATAGTTATTAGGGTTTGCTCTTTGCTTGTAATCTGTTGTATTTGTCTCGTAGTTTTCTATGTCTTTATCTGTGGTAAAAAACTTACCTCTGTAAATTACCTCACCAAAATGTGTACCTACAAGATTGTACATTGTCTCATTTTTCAACACGTTTAAATTTGCGTTAAAAGTTAATCTTTGGTAATATCCAAAAGTATCTATTACCACATCTCCAAACTCAGTAGTGAAAATTGCTACTTCGGTATCTGACCCATCTGCGTAAATTGTCCAGGTAGAAATTGAGCTCTCAGCTTGCATCTTTTCGAGCTTAGTATTTATATAAATTTGGTCTAAGCCTGGGCCTATAATATCGATGTAATTCATAGTCTTTATTTAAAAACACTTTAACACAATATCTGGCATAAAAAAGCTTTTTTCAATATTTATTTTTTACCATCTGGCAGCACCGACTCTCACTGGATTTTTTACTTTCACAACTTTTAGACCCTGGTGTAGCCTAGACAGGATAAAGTGTCTTAAAACGCTTTAAAATAGCCTTAAATGAAATTTACTGTTTTGTTAAAAATATGTTAAAATGGCCCTAAAAAAAGTAAAAAGCAAAAAAAAAGGACGCCATAAAGCGCCCTCCTTTCAGTTAATTTTTAAGTAATTATACTCCTAAAGTTACTGCGAAATCAGCAATTCCTGCTGCTCCTACAAACTCCTTAGCGAAGCTTCTTTCCATTGCTGAAAATGTTAATTCATATCCACTTTTGTCACCTAAACTTGCGCCAGTTGAAGCCGTCGCGTTCATCTCTGCTCCAAATTCTTCACCCATTAACCAAAGTGTACCGTTGTTATCTTCGATGATAACATGAGGTCTGCCATAGGCTAAAAGTTTGATTTCTTTGTGAGTAGTACTGTCTTGTTTTTTAAGAGAAACAGTTAATGTTTGCTCTGCAAAAGTAGTACCGTTGTCACGGCTAGATGTTAATGATTGCTCAAAAGTTGATGTACCCTTTAAGTCGTATTTAAAAGCGTCTGGCGTTGTCGCAGATATCGCTGTTACTGTTTCGTCTACAGTTGTAAGTGTACCCATGTCTGAGTAGTTAATGAAGTAGATGGCGTTCAAGCCTCCCACTGCGTCCTTACATCCCTCTAAACGTCCTGCTGTTATTAAACATGGCATAATTTTATGTGTATTAGATTGATTATTAGTTAATTAAGAGCCTCTACTTAAAGAGGCCCTTTAGATAATTAGGTTGAAATTATACTACTGAGCGTAATACTAATTCAGAACCGATAGCGTAGTTTACACCTGCACTGTAGCGCATTACCACTCTTACATTTTGTGACCCGTCGATGTCGGCTAAATCAATCAATTTCACTAAGTTAGTGTCCGATTGAAGCCCGCAGCCAAACATTAAATTCTCCTTCTGTCCAGCTACCATAACTCCAGCGCTTAAGCCATTTGCTACGAATAACTTAACTCCTTCAAAATCCATTTGAGTCTGTCCTACATGGTAAAGGTCTTTGTAACCTAAGGCAGCTTGTGCTCTTACGTAACTTCTAGCGTCTGCTTGTGATATATATATATGCATTCCCTCAGAACCGTATACAGTTTCTGGGATAGCGTCCACCACAGCCCCTAGCTGAGCTATGATATTAGCTGCAGTCGTTGCTGGTCCAGTTACGTCTATAACGTCTGCGTCAGCCGTCATTAAGTCAACAAGACCGTCAAACTCACCAGAACCTACTCCGTCAGTACCGTTCCAGATATTATTCTCTACTTGCGCAGCTACTTTACCAGCTACGTGTCCTATTAGGTAATTTGCAAATGACTTAGGTAATTCGTCAAAGCTAGAAAAACCTTGCTCAATGCTCAGCCAGTCGCTTTCGTAGTCTTTTTTGCAAAGTTCCAAGTTTACCTGAAAATCTTTAGGCTGTAAATAACGCTCAGTAAGTGTTACACTTGAAGTTGCTGTGAAGTCACAAGAAGCATCTGCTACGATATCACCCACTGCGAGCTTTTGCATAACTTGCTTAAATTTGATATTCGGCTTTACTGTAATTCCGCCTTTGTCGATAGTTGGCGCAGAAAGCAAAGCCGCGGCTATAAAGCCTTGAGCCTTTTCACCTGCGTAACTTGTTGTAATTGAAGTTGTTGTTGCCATAATTTAATTTTTAATTGGTATTTATTAGTGTTAATTAGTTACTTATTTAGTGCCGTTTATATAGGCGTGTACTCTATCCTGGATGCTAGCCCCTTTTTTACCGATACCATTAGCTTTTGTAGCTACTACAGCCTCTGGGCTATGAGTTAATCCTGCTACTGGAGCTGGTGCTGCTACTGGTTCTCTCATTGCGTCCGCTAGAATTTTTTTCATATCTGCTAACTGAGCCTCTAGGTCCGCTACCCTAGTATCCGCTACTGGAGCTGGCTCTACTGGTGCGGGTTCTGTTGGTTCTACTGGCGCAGGTTCTACTACAGCTGGAGCTGGTTCAGCGGCCACTACGGGCACAGCCTCGGCTGGTGCAGGTTCTGCTACTGGAGTAACTTCTGCTACTGGTTCAGCTACTACTGGAGTAGGCTCTGAGGCAATATTTAAGGCCTCAGCAATTTTTCTTAATGTTTCTTGTGCTTTATTCATAAAGTTTCTGTAAGGGTTTATACTTTATTTAAAAACAGCTAACAAGGTTTTTTGTTTTTATAGTCTATTATCTAGGTAATTAACCCCGAAAAAAGAATGTGAACCCTCGTTAGTTAACTCTACAGCGTAAGTGGCCCAGCCCCAGGGGTGTGAGTCTACTCCTCTGTACATTACATCTACATGGTATTTAGTAGAAAATACTGCAGGAGTTACCTCGTTACCATCTTCGTCATATACCGCAGCTTCTAAAACTATATGCCCTAGCTCTACTATAGAATGGTTATGAGTTGGGTATTCGTTCCCATCTTCGTCTGTTGTAACTCCTAGAGCTATCTCTTTTGTCTTGAATTGTTCTTTTGAATTAAACTCGTATTTTGCTATCTTCATATTAAATTTTTGTTAGGCATTCTAGTTCTGAATCTGTTAAGGCTTCGTTAAATACTGCAAGTGCTTTTGTTTTGCCGAAGAAAGGTTGTGTTCCGTTAAATAAAGAAAAATTTAATTTATTTAATCCTATTGGAATATTCCCATTAATATCTGTTGCTCTTTCAATTCCATTTATCCATAAAGAAAAATTATTTTGTTTGTAGACACAAGCTATTTTTAAATTATCAGTTTGTTCAAAATTGTAATTTGATATATTTACTTGCTCAACACCTCCACTTTTAACCCTAAACACTATTCTGTTTTCGGTTGCGTGTAATATTAAATGAACATAGTTTAGACTTGTGTTATCATCCAAAGATATATATCGGTCAGTACCACCATTAGCCAAAGCACTACCCTCAAAATATAGTGTTCCCGATGTGCTATTTATACTTGCTAAACTACCGCCATTGGTGCATAAGTCTTGGTTACGTGTAACTGTTGAGCCATTGCTCGGTATATACGAAGTGGCATAGTCTTGGTCATTTGTAGCATTTGCACCCCAAATAAGGTATTCTGTCAAAGTTCCACTACCCCTAAAATCTGCTGCGTAAAAAGTAGTTAACCCCGTTGATGATGCCGTATCACTTAATTCAAATCTCTGCCATTGCTCCGTTAATGTAAACAAGTTGTTTGTGTTTGAATTATGACTTAATAACGTTGCTGTTCCCGTGCCGCTTATAGTCCTTGCGAATATACTTCTCGTAGTAGTTGCAGTAAGCCCTCTGTTATCTGTAAGGTAAGGTGTTGAAATTCCCGTTTTGGTTACTTTATAAGCTGTGTTATTTCCATCGGGTGCTAAATAACCACCCTCTATAGTTATGTCTGCTCCTTTACCCCACTGACTAAAAGCCTCTGAATTAGGTAATAACTGGGTTGTCTGCGGCTCAAACAACCAACTTCCGCAACCACTTCCTGGCACTAC